CCGAATGTGGCTATAAGGAGTTCCGCATCGGCAGTCTTTCCATATTCTTTCACAATGTCGGCTATTTTTTTCCTTAAGGTAATCACTGTCTCGTCCTTTTGCAGCGTGTCCTTGAGGCATATCTTTACATATTCGCAGAAGTCAGCATTCCCTACCCCGCCAACGAACTGATTATCATTAAGTTTCAAAAGTTTATCCGGACTGGAATAGACAACATCACCTTTAACGCATAGCGAGTCCGCCGCTAATGTTTTTGCCTTTCCGTCATTTCTGTACAATATAACACTCATAAAAATTAAAAATGCCTGTACCGTTAAGATACAGACATTTTTCCATAAAACCAAATTCGTTTTAGTATAAATCCTCCGAGTACAACATATTGTATTTCCCGCACATTCTTCCACTTCTGTGCTGGGGTTCGCCATCCATGAGCTCCCTATCGCTAATCGCGTCTTCCTCAATTCTTTCCTCACTTCTAAATGCCCGCTTTTCGTCAACCTGCCCGGCCTCGTAAGCGATTTTCATTCCCTGCCACCTGTCAACGAACCTTCCCTCACTGGTAAGAAAACCGTCAACATAGTCATAATATTCCAACGTGTCCTCGTACTTTGTTATCATCGGGGTCTCCCCTTTCCTTTCGGCCAGTTTCTTGGCATTCCATACTGAGTTCGTAGACCTGACGTTGATGCAGTTTCCGTGCCTCCATTGACCGATTACGACCCCAGTATCAATGTTCTGTGCAATCATGCCTCTTGGTGCCTCGGTGTTGTCTTTATACCAGATAGCCGCACACAAAATATACTCTTTCTTCACCTCTTCAAGCGTATCCGGGTCAATCTCAATCATTTCCGGCTCAGTAGGCATCCACCAGTCAGCGAATTTCGCCCTAATCAAATAGTGCTTGAGGTGTTCCTTATCAAATTCGTCTGCATCTTCCTTGCTTGCGAACATACACGGTACGACATCATAATAAGAAAAATATGTGCCTCTGGTGTTTTTCTTAACGTAATTCGGTACCTCGCTCTCCTTGTCCGTGCCGTATTTCTCCTTCCAACCGACGGGAAGCGCGATATATTCTCTTTTCCTGAACATAGTTAAAACATATTATAGTTGTCCCATCTCTGTCGGCTTCCTCCAGTCATCAGCGTGGTCATACTCATACTGCCACCCAGCGTCACTAACCTTCTTCTCCAGTTCCTTTATTTTCTTTTCATGGTCCGGCATATCCTTCAGGTCCCAGAAACACTTTGCATAAGTCATTGGCTGCGGACCGGTAACCTGCCAGCAGTTTCCGCCGACCTCACGGATGTTCTCGTCAGGTGCAACGATGTAAATCTTCGGGTTCTCCTTGCAAACTAATCTTTTCATATCTTTATAGTGTTTTTTTTTCTACACTATATACAAAAACCGTGCCAAACTTACTGATGCTCTTCAAGTATTTTGTCTTCAAACTCTATGAAGTCAAAATCCGGATTGAGTTCCTTCATTTTCATCTGGTATGCCCTGATTATATGCCGGTCCTGTTCCATTGTTTCGGCAAAGAATTTCATTGTCTTGTCCTGACTATCACACAGTGCTGACAATGCTTTCTTTTCTTTCTCACCGGTCTCATATTTTTCCAGAAGCTCCGCATACGGTATCTTGTGGCCTTCTTCAGTAATCAACCTCCTTTCCTTTTCTTTCCGGCAGTTGTTTTTCCACGTCTCCATATTGTAATAAAACTTCTCAGAAAGATTAAGCTCCTCATCGGTATACTTTTGATTATGGAGTTTGGGAGCTGACTTTACAACGTAGAAACCGTCGCACCACTCGCCGTCCCTTGTTTTCATCTCACCCTCAGGAAGAACATATATCAACCCAGCATATTCCGGAACCTCTGTCTTGTCTATAAGTCCTTCTGGCACAGCGTAATAGAAAAAATTGGGCTTCTTCTTGTCCGCAACCCTATAGTACTTTTCCCAGATGTGTTTATTCTCGTCAAGTATTTTCCCATAACTCGGCAGGAACTCCTCCTTTCCTTCAAGTATCACGTGTTTGTCTTCCTTCTTCTTGAAGTCGTTTTTGAAATCGCTTCTGGATACCTTTATTTCAAATTCATAAAAAAGTCCGGACCTGGTCTTTATGAGCTTGTCGCTTTCCCAGGCATATACATAGAGATTTTCAATATTGTACTTCTGGGTGTTCACCGCGAAAAACCCATTAAGAACGTCCTGTATGTACCTTTCCGTAAATTTGAACGGCTTCGTGTCGTCGTAAATAATGTCTTTCATACCGAAATGATACAAAAAAATCCGCAGAAACCAAAAAGATTTCCGCGGAACTATGACTAACCGTTAAATATTACTTGTTCCGGTTCAGATAATCTTTAATTTTGTAATACCACCATGTACCAACTTTTACACAGGCCCAGATTGAGGTGACTCCGAATGCGATTGTGAAAATCAACGCCACCCAAAAAGGAGCAATCGCATCAACCCAAAAAAGCTTGATGAAAATGACGGTCATAATTGTGAAGAAAATGGTCAATATCGTACCGAAAATCTCTACTTCATGCATTTCGTTAAAGTGTTTATAATGTTATTTTTCGTTGTCGTTATAAATAGTCTCGAACAAAGGAATAATTTCGTACTATTTATACGAAAATAATGAATTGTAGAAACATTATATATGGCTGTAGCATTGACAGAAGAAATGAAAGACCTGTTCAGAAAGGTTAGGTCAGAATTGGGTGCTCCGGTTCGTGCTGTTGAATTGGATGACAACATTCTGTGTGACCTGTTTGCAAATTGTGTGGATGACTATTCAGAAAGGGTGCAGAATTGGCTTACGGAAGTTCAGTGGGCTTCCCTTTACGGCAAGAATGTAACGAACCTTGATATGACTTATGCGCTTTCACTCAGGACGCTTGACATGTCAAAGGATTTCGCAAATTGGTTCTCTAAGGAAGTTGGCCTTCAGCAAGAGGGGCCATGGGAACTTAAGAAGGATTTCATTACGATTGAAAAGGGAAAACAGGTGTATATGGTGCCTTCCGGACGTACGATAAACAAGGTTATGTATGTTTCACCTCCACCTACCTACGCAGCACTCTTCGCTAATTATGGTGGGCTTGATTTCGGTGTAGGCGGCGGTCTTGGCCAGCTTGGTGTCGGTGCTTATGGTGGCATGTACGGACCGATGGGTGGTTTCTACACAGCACCAGCCGCCGATGTTGCTTATCTTGCGACCGACCTTCAATATAAAAAGAGACTGCTACACAGCGATTTAGTATATAAGGTAACCGCAGGACCGGATGGAACACACTTAATCCACCTCCTTTCAACACCTGGAAGCAGACTTAATTTCGGCTATGCAGGTCCACATGGAAACGACCTTGGACTTATCGGTTGTACGGTCTGGTACACATATTACGATACAAGCAATGGTGGTGAGAATGAATGTCTCAGAGCCAACGCCGGTAACGTAATCATAACTCCGGACCAAGTTCCACTCTCAAGTATGGACTATTCAATGTTCAATGGCCCGACCAAGACAACAATCCGACAACTTCTTGTGGCAAAGGCTAAAAATACACTCGGTCTCATCCGTGGTAAGTATAGCGGTAAGGTAAGTATCCCACAGGCTGAGATGCAAATGGATTATCAGATGCTTATCCAACAAGCTGAGAAAGAGCGCGACAAGGCGATGGAATCACTTGATAAACGTCTTGAAAGGATGATGCCTTGGAATTATCTTGAAAACCAGGCCAAGATGACGGAAAATATGCTCAAAATACAGCAGAACGTCCCTCTTGGAATCTATGTTATTTAAACCATGACGAGGGAAGAATTTATCAGTGCTGCAACTGAAATGTACGGTGACAGGTACGACTATTCCGAAGTTACAGAGCAAGGGGTAAAGCACGGTTCAAATGTAGCAATAAGATGCAGCAAACACGGTATGTTTTATACTACGCCATATCAACTTCTTCATGGATTAGTTGGCGGGTGTTTTGAGTGCTACAAGGAAAAATGGTGGGAAGATAAAGAAAAAGGACTCTAAAACGGGTCCTTTTTTATTCGATGCTTCAACTATTTATACTGTAAGGCGTAATCTTTCCTTTGTCACAAGAAAACGCTATATTTTAACGGAATAATGTATTAGAACAAAGATAACATGCCAAATAACGGAAAGACCATTTTTCAGAACCTTTCAAGTATAATGGGTATAAACAAACCGGATGCCGTGGGAAGCAATGATTTGCTCAACACGTCATTGCCCGGGAACGAAATACTTTTTGCCACAAACGATAAGGCTGAATATGAAAGGAAACTGAATCAGTACAAACAGGAGAAATATCTTGCGTACCAATGGCAGAGGGCGCAGGTTGAAAACAATATGGAGAGTCTTGCGAGCTATACTGCTGTGAAGCTCATGTACCGCGACTCTGACCTTATGGATGGTGTTCCAGAAATCGGTACTGCACTTGACATCATCGCTGACGAAGTGTGCAACCTTTCCAGCGACAACCAGCTCCTGAAAATTTCATCAAAATCAAAGAGAATCAAGAGCATACTTGAAGACCTTTTCTACAACAGGCTTCAGATTGCGACCACGCTCCGTATGATAACCCGTGGAATGGTGAAATACGGAAACCACTACATGCTTCTTAATGTAACGAAAAACGGTATCGCTGGATGGAGGCAACTTTCCGTTTACGAGACTGACCGTTACGAGGGTGGTCTCAGTGGTTATTATGGTGGTGGACAGATGATTAATGCTGGAGAAGACCTTAAACCGGACGAGGTAAGGTTTGTTCACGCCGGTATGAATCAGGCTACTTCTTACAGTGAATGGCAGGTTGCTCACTTCCGTCTCCTAAATGACTCGTTCTTCCTTCCTTACGGTGTATCACTTCTTCACAAGGCAAGACGAGCATGGAGAATGTGGTCAATGATGGAGGACGCCATGCTCATCTATCGTCTTGACAAGAGCATTGAAAGACGTGTATTCAAGATTTACGTCGGCGGTATCAATGACAAGGATGTTCCGGCTTTCGTTCAGGAAATTGCGAACAACTTCAAAAGGACGCCGATTATTGACCCTATGACCGGGCAGGTTGACCTTCGTAAGAATTTCCTTGACGTTTCCAGTGACTACTTTATTCCTGTTCGCGACCCTTCTGCGCCTAACCCGATTGAAACATTGCAGGCGGCTCACAACGATACCTCAATGGACGATATCAACTACATGCAGAACAAGATATTCGCTGCAATCCGTGTCCCGAAGCAGTTCATCAACTTCCAGGATTCTCAGGGTAAGGGTCAGAGCCTGTCATTGGCTGATATCCGTTTCGCCCGTATGATTATGGGTGTGCAACAGTTTGTTCTTGCCGAATTAAACAAGGTGGCTATGGTTCACCTGTATCTCCTCGGTTTCAAGGAAGAACTTACAAACTTCTCCCTTGCAATGAACATTCCTACTGCACAGATTGAATCACTTGAACTTGATGCACTTGGGAAGAGAATACAGACCGCAGCTCAAGCACTTGCCGACCCTGGAATTGGTATGCCTATGGTGTCACTTCACTGGGTACAGACCAACATATTGAAACTCAGCGACAACGAAATTAAGGATATCCTTGGAGAAATCCGTCTTGAAAAGGCTATGGCCGCTGAATTACAGGCTACACCTATGATTATCAAGAAGACCGGCATGTTTGATGCTGTCGACAACATCTATGGCGATTATGAAGCAATGAATAATCCTCAGCAGCAACAGCCTCAACAAGACCAAGGCATGGGTGGCCTGATGGGAGGCGGCGGAGGTGGCCTCGGCGGAGGTTTAGGTGGTGCCCTTGGCGGACTCGGAGGTGATATGGACCTTGACGGAACGCCTGACGCAATGGAGGGCGGCGGCGCAACTGGCTCAACTGATATGGGTTCCGCTCCGGCAGCGTCTTCCGGCCAGCCACTCCAGGAAAGGAAAGCTGTAAAATCTGTAATTGACCGATATCTTGATATGCTCACTGAAAAACAGAAGGAAAGGGAGGATGATTCTACTGACGAGGCTTATGTAATCCTTGAACAAAGTGAAAAAGAAGCAAAAAACCTTGATTTCCTCATTGAAAAGGTAGAGAACCTTATAAAGGACGATGAAGCATTTAAGGGTTTAGGCGTTGACGATGAGGAGGATGATACCCTTTCAGGAGAGACCGTTTCCGATGAAGATTTGTTAAATGATGAAGAATAATGGCACGTAGCCAACTATTTATCAGTAAAATTATCAACATGAAAAGTATTAACGAGAAGATTAATAATATGAAGACCATTGAGGAGCTTGACGCTTATCAGAACGAGCTCAATGAGAAGTTTGATACAAGGCGCAGGGTTCTCAATCTCGTCGCAGAAGCAAAGGAACTCGGCGGCAAGTCTTTCGGATACCTTAAAGAGAGCTTTGAAAATCTGTCAAGTAAACTCTTTAAGACTGACGAAGGCAAGGCCATTATGAGAAAATACACCAACGTAATAAAGGAAAACAAGTCGCTTTCATCCCTCCACAAGCTTTACGAGAACATCCGCAAGGCCCACTCAGGAATTGATTTTGATTATTTTGTCGGAACCATTTGTGAAACGAATTGGAACGTCAAGGCGAAGGAACTCAACGAGGGTATGGAGAAGCTTGCCGGTGTCGTTGCTGAAGGGTATATCGTCGTGGGTGAAGGTGCTGGAAAGTATCTTGGGACCGAAAACGACAGGCTTGATGGTGCAATTGAATTCATTGCAGAAAATAAGGTCGGACAGAAGAACATCG